AATTTAATTAAATTCTGTCCCCATTGTCTTTTGATAAGAGCAGTTAAATATCTTTTCAAGAATGAATCATTATAAACTCTTGTAAAATCATTTGGATCTAAAAGTCTCCAACAATCAAGAATAATATAATCATCTTTTGTTACATTTCCCCAATCTACATCTAGATATAACCTATCTTGTCTTTGATTAAATCTTATTTGCTTCTCAGTGTTCAATAAAAAATCAATATCTGAAAGATAAGTTTTTGTCATTGCATATGACAACATTTCCATTGAATTGAAGAAATATATGTCATTTAAAAATAATTGATACTTAAGACTAAACATTCCATTGGATATTGTGCTAGTATCAAATCTGAATATTTTGTTAATACCAATTACTGCTGGAGGTACTTGAATAAAATTACTAGTTTCTTCATATGAAAATGTAGCGGCAACCCCAACTGTAGAAGTTGCTGTAGTAGTTACGATTCCTATCGGATTAGTTCCACCTCTTCCTTGACCTCTATCAATATCTTCTTGAGTTACTTTGTATTTTAAATATGTTTGAACTACGCCGTCAAAATGCCTCTCATGGAAGTACTGGAGCGCATCATCGACTAAATCGTCAATCTGCTCATCAGCAACGTTTATCTCCAATACAGGAGCACCTAGCTGCCTCTTACAGTAATTAACTAGATCTGTTCTACTTGCTGGTTGAGCCATTTATTCTCTAGTTTCCTAAATGTATTTATGGTGCTGCAGATACTACTGGGACTACCATTATATTACCATTTACTAATGTATTAGTTGTGGATCCACTTTTAATTAGAACATCATATACATATCTTCCTTCTGCAAGATTTCTGGTTGTATTTGATGATAAAGAAATTTCCAACTTACCACCAATAGCACTAGTAATTCCTACTGTAAATGATTCTGTAATACCTAAAGTTGCGCCAACAGATACACTTTTTGCCATAGCAGCAGATGCACTATAACCTGTTAGATTAAAATTAGTATTTGCATCATCAGTAACATTAAAAGTAGTACTAAAATTAGAACCACCATAAATGGTCAAATTTGTACTATAAGGTACTCCTGTATCAGGATTAAATGTAATACTTCTACTCGGCATTTGCAATTCCTATAAGTTTCATTGTTTCTTGCTGTTTATAGTATAATTTGCAAAAAGATTTTGCAATATTCTTTAGTTCATCGCGGTCATCACAACTATCTATCTGTGATGCTAATTTGGTATAAGCAAATTGTTTTGACAAATTGCTTAGTTCAATGCTATCTGGATCCATTTAATAACTCCTTAAGTAATGACTTGATATCGTTGATATCATCTTTAATGGTAGCAACTTCATCTTCAATTGTTTGCATCTTTTGATTCTTTTCATTTTTAGCCTCACGACTAGCAATGTATTGATCATAAGATACATTATTCGTATTAACTATGGTATTGGTTTTAGGATCTCTTGCGAGATCCCTATGACCATTTACGGTATAAATTTCCATATTATGCAAGAGCAATAACTCTGAGATCTTTAAGTTGAGGTGCAAGTACTTGATTTGTAGATGTCATTACAAGTTTTATTCTATAACATCTAAAGGAAGGTAAATTATCTACAGAGAATTTATGTTCTCTAAAAAATGTGTCCGATATACCAAATCCTCTCTTATTGGAACTTGGTACTAGAACATCAGTTCTTCCATCACTATCTTCCTCATTGATTATTAAACCTCTAGAATTTAAATTTAGATATCCTGGGAATGGTGTAAATATAGGTTCAAATCCAGGTTCTCCACTAATACAATAGAATGCTCTAATATCACATTCTGCTGGAAGCTGTACATCAGCTAGTATTTGTAAAGAAGATGCAGAATTTGCGATAGTTATTTCTTTAGAAATGTATTGACAAGCACTTGGATCATTAAAGACTGTATTTACTCTAGAATCCTCGGCATAATTTAAAATTTTACTATTGACTCTATTGGATATTGTATAAATCTGTGCCCTAGTAAGGTCAATTTGGGGACTTAATCTTGAATCTGCCGTGCCAAGGGAAAGTTTCATTTGGAAAGATTTATTACCCTCAACGGAACTTAATTTACGATCTTCATTTACTTTTGAGAAAATCGCTCTTGAAGAATCGAGATAATTATTTTCATTTAATGTAACATCTTCAAACCCAAAATTAACATAAGGAATTTCATTACCACTAATGCTTTGTGATGTAGTGGTTCTTATTTGACCAGTAATTGTGGTCCCTTCAGGTGTAATACCATGAACGGCTGGTTTAATAATCTCGAAAGGAATATTCTTAGTGGCCTGTATATTACTTCCACCCGTAGAATCAGTTGCACCTATGAATAATTTGGGGAATCCTGACGTTAAAGATGATCTATCCGCATTAGCAGATTGACCTGATGTTCCATGTTTTTCTGACATATCAAGTTTAATATGATATGAATCCAGGTTTATTGGATCTGCAATAGTTACATCATTTAGATCATGTGTTTTATTAAGTCTTGCAAGACTTACTCCACTCAATTCATACTTATAAACAGGAGTACCGCTAGGATAAGTTTTGGGAGTTGTTCCTCTAGAAATATTACCACCAATTGTTGATGCTGATGTAGAAGTATATTCTATAATCTCCTCTCCAATCAGAATTAATCCAGTATTAGTTGATCCTACAGAAACATTTTCAAACGTGTTGAATATATCTCCAGTTCCACTTGATACCGAAATCGGATCTGTAGAAGATTTGGAATATTCTGCTGTTAGTTTTGTTGGTTTAACATCTGGAAGAATTCCTACAATTCTAACAAAGTTATCATCAAAATTCATTCCATGATTCACATGATTAACCCTGACGTGTAATCCATCAGATATTTCTGTTGATTCGTTAATAGTAACATCTCCACCAAAAGCAGATCCATTAAATGTTCCATTATTCAATTCTCTAAGGACACCAGTGCTATCAAAGAAGGTTAATGTACCTCCAGCACCAGTTACAAAATCTCCCTGAACATTATTAAATATCAATTGTGATGTGTGACCTATAGATGTTAAAGTGAATCTAGCATTTCTTCCAACATTAGCAGCACCGATAGTATCAATTGAAACTACATCACCAACTTCATAACCATTTCCACCATTTCCACTAATTGTCGCTGCTATAGCAACACCATCTTGAATAGAAACATCAGCAACTGCACCAGATCCTGATCCAGAAATTGTAACTAGATTGACTCCAGAGAAAGACATGAGTCCATCTGCAGGTGTATATCCTATTCCCGGATTTGTGATAGTCATAGTTCCTGTGGCACTTGCAGCAACTCCAACAAGATCTCCAGTTGTCGTAGTATTACTAACTTGAGAGAAAGTATTACCCATAACATAACGATTATCTGCTACTGTTGTCCCAAGTCCTACACGAATTTCTTTAGAAGAAATATTTAATGGATTTTCCATCAAACTTGCAATACTTTGATTACCTTCTGAAAGTTCTGGATTATACAGATCAATAGTTCCAGATTCTACAAAGTCTGCTCTATAAAGAGTGTATTTAAGATCTTCCCATTGACTTGCTTCCCATGTGCGAGCATTTTGAGATTTAAATAGAGATCCAAGTGACGGTTGATCTGAAACATATGTATCCGTAAGGACATCATTTTCACCAACTCTAGAAATATAAACGCTATATTTCTTAGAGTTGGATATTAAACAAATTGCAAATTCGTTCCCACTTTCAAGAAATAGTGGAGGAAATTGAACTGTAGTCGCTACAGAACCATCAGTAGAAGTATTAATATCATCTGGATAAAGAGTTACTTGATTTAGATACTTAGGAGTTGGAAAACCATCCTTCATTGTTCTAATCTGGAATCTAAGAGGAGTATTATCGTCATCCTTTGTACGGAAGAAAAGATCACATTTTGTTATAAATACACCTTCTCCATCAACTTTTTGATCAACGAAGAACGATTGTGCCAACGGGTCATAATATCCAATGATAGTCTCAGTTACAACTGGTTCTCCAACAGCTCTTGGTTCTCCAATAAATTCAATATCCAAAACTCGTTGAATGTCTTCACCCTCTTGAAATACCTGTCTATTTTCAATACTTGCATTTCTGATTGATAGAATTTGATCTTGAACTGTTTCCAAAAGACCTGAAGTTGGGTATGCTTGCTCACCAATTGTTGTTGCAGCATTTTGATCATTTTCCGGATCATTTGTTAATGTGAATATATTAGTTCCACATTCAAATTGAGGATTATCACCATTATTAGGATCTGGAATGAACAAACTTCCAACTAAAGCTGAAGATGTGTCACTAATCAATCTAACATCAGTTACCTTTGCTTCTGCACCGCTAGTTTTTCCAGTTAGAACCATTCCAGTTTGAATATAACCAAAGAACTCTCCTTGTGGTAGATTTGAAAGAGAATAAGTATCTACATTTAAAATTGTAGAAGTTGATGAATATAATTCTGGAATTGTGCCTCCCTCTACATAAGGATTATCTGGATAAACTTGAGTTGGCGAGTCATAATCACCTTTTCTATGATTTGATTGTGCTACTCTAAAATCAATTTTAGGATCAGTATTTTTTCCTTCTTCACTTAATCCAATAGAAAGAATCCTACCCTCTACAGTTTCTCCAATCTCAAATGTTCCAGATGTCATAGAAATCTCAATTAGTTTTGGAACGCAAAACTTTGTGACATCTTTTCCATCAAGGAATGCATAAATCCGTGTGCTTGGTTTTAGATTTTCTGAATAAAACTCAACATTTCTAGATCTAACAACTGTACCAATCTCTGTACTTACGACTTTTTCTCCAAGTTCTACTTTTTCATAAGTTTCAATAACTTCAGGTCGCGTTCCAGTTCTTTTCATTTTGCCATATTCAACAGTCTCATTAACATCTTGCTCAAACGTTTGAGTAGTAGTATCTTGAACCCATTTTGCAACACCACTACCACCATTAATCCATCCATCTCTTCCGTAGGTCTCACCAGTTGTTGTATCTTGGTCAACTTTTACATCAGGAACAACTTCGGTAACTCCAGACCAGTTCTGTTCCCAAGAATTCCATATTGATGAAGCAAAACCAGTTTCTGGATCAACTTCATATTTTTCGTTATACTCAGACATAATCTGACTATAGTTACCAATAGAATCAATTGTTTTTGCTTCCATTTTAGTTGTGGTAACCCAATTATCCGAAGATGGTGATAATGTTATGGTTCCTTGCCAAAAACTAATAAGGAACGGTGTTACACTTTCAGTTCTAGTTGCATAAACTTGACTTTTCCATTCAATTTCACTATATTCCAAAGTAACAGTATCATCACCTTGCTTTCTAACATTAACACCTTCTATTTCAGAAGTTTTTTGATCTGCAGTTGAATCGACATCAACAACTGGTCCAGTTATTAAAGTAGGTGCATTTGTAATATGTTTTGGTCTAAGTATTTGACCTGTTTGGTCAATACTATTACGCTGACCAAGTTTTAAATCTTGGGTTGAGACAGATGTAAAATTATCAACAAAGAATCCTGATTTAAATCTGTTGAGACCATTAGCATCACTAATAAACTGATTTGCTGTATTTGCCTCAAGTAGAGAAAGTTGTGTATAATACTCTAAACTTCTTATACGATCTTCTAATTTCTTGATATCCTTCATCTGGAATCTCTTATACTTCAGGAACTTTACAGATGCCTGCTGCGTATTGTGAAGATAAGGAGGATAACGAATTTCTGCAATTTCAATAGCACTATCAACTAATCCTGGTTTAGATTTATTTGGATCGTCTGAAGGAACTCCTAATTTAAATTGGAATGCTCCATCTTTATTTAAAAATAATCTATCAACTCTTCCTTGATAATATGAAAAATCTAGAAAAATAGTTTCATCGGATGCTAGAATATTGGGGATAGAATTTCCCAAACCATTAAATGATCTACCAAGAAATTCTAAAGGAGATCTGGAAGAAGTTGTTACAGTATAATCACTAACTCTTGGTCTTAAATCTATAAGATCGGTATTTAATACACCATTAAATGTTTTAACTTCAGTTGAATAATTAAAATCATTATAGGATTCTACAGTGACAATATCCCCATCGTCAGAAGGATCAAAAGATGCGCTCTTATAATAAATTTTTATCTTATTCTTTGGTGAATTTGAATCAGATTTTCTTGTTAAAGATCCATAATTATACGTTGTGTTTCTTTGACCAGAAGCAAAAGTATAATTTGATGCAATGTTAAATGATGTTGTATTTAAAGAAGAAATTACTCCCTGTATTAACGATTCTTGGAAAACTACAACTTCCCCTTCAATAAATTTGAAATTGTTTTTGGGAAGATACCTTAAATCACTAGAATTTTTAACTTCACCAAATACTGCGACTGCTCCACTTGTTTGACCAACTAACAATTCACCAATGATCATATCACCAGTACTGGCAGTTGGTCCATTGAGTTGAGTTAAAGACATCTCAGGAGATCCAAAGTCTGTATCAATTAATGAAGCATCTGATGTCTCATATATTCCATGAATTCGAATAACATCTGGAGTGTTTAAAGAGATTAGATTATCTTGGACTCTAGTTCCAAATGCATAATCACCATAAGATAGTCCGTCATTAAGAGTTGTTGAACCGATTCCAGATGCTGGATTTATAGATTTATCAACTACTAAAGTTTTAACTCTATTTTTAATTTTTTTCTTAGATTTTATATTTGATTTTTTAACCGTAACAATAAGTTGCGCGTCTTCATTATCAGTTCCTAAATTTCTAATTTGAACTTCTCTAAGATCAGAAGAGAATTGAAATTTATCTGCAGACAAAGATTCCGTAACTCCATCTGATCTAATAAGAGTATATCTCTCATCAGAATATGACAAGTAAGTTTCACCCTCTGGTAAAGTTATAGATGTAAGACTTGTAGAATCTAATTGATTATTTGCAATATTGACAGTAAAGGTTTTTCTTATGTTTATTTCAGCATCAGTTAAATTTACTGTTGCGATATTTTGTTTTGGCAGTATCGTGAATAATGTATTATCTGAAGATACATCTAATTGTGTTGTAAGTATTTCTAGATCTGATGTTGTAAAATTATTTTCTGGAAGTTTTCCATTAACAACTCCAGTTACGGTAGTAACTCCAGTCACTGTGATATGAGATGATCCCACAGATACTACTTTGGCAGTAATTGGATCATCCGATATAGAAATGTCAGAATATTGTAATAAACTATTTGCCTTTATATTTCCAGGAAATAGTTTATTAGAACTAGTTACTGTGCTTATTCCACCAGATAATACAGTAACTGATGCAATACCTATAGTAGCAGAGGGTGTCTGCACTACGTTTGCACTAAAAGTATTGATTCCAGCTATATTTTCTTGATTGTCTGGATCAGCTGCAATACCGGTATTTGAATATACAGATTTTACGTTTGAAATGCCATATGGTGTTATAGTTTTTGCTACTCTATTAACCGCAATTGATTGCGTAGAAATTCCACTTCTAAAAACTAGAGTTTCATTTTTAAGAAATTCCCCTTTTTTGTCATAAACAGTCAAAGCTGTTCCTACAACAGGACTTCTTAAAAATGCAGTAGCTCCACTATTACTACCTTCAACATATGAAGGAATTGTTAGACTTATTGATTCATTAACTTCAATTTCAGTAAATGGTTGTATGTCATACATTGACATACCCCACTCATTATCATCTGGTAATGCTGAATTGTATGATCCAGATTCTAATCTAAAATCAAATACTCTAGCAAAACCAATTTCTTTTCCAGGTGCTGTTTCCGAGTTTGCACCAACTCTTTCGTCTCTCAAACTCAATATAAAAGTATTTCCCACTCCTACAGTTGGAGACCTATAAACACTATTTAATTTGAGAGTTGGTCCTGTATTATAATTTATAAACTGATTTTCTATAGTTTTAGTAGTTCTTGGTTTTGGTACATCAATAATAGTGTTACTGGTTGTTTCAATTTCATATCCCTTTACATATGCTTTTCCTGGGGAAAGTCTACACAAAGCCAAGTCTGCATTAGCAGCAGTTCCCCCTGGAGTAAACTGTCCAGGTTCATATAAACCCCGATTTCCTAAATTATCGTTTAATGAATTTACAATCGAAACATTAAATGGTTTTACAATATAATGACCACTTTCATCAAAAGTTCTTCTCGCTAAAACATCGGTTAAATCGCTATGAAAAATTGCACCATTTGCTCTTGAAGAACCACTTTTAGATGGTGAAACTTTTAAATCTCCATTTACAATCGTTGCTAATTCTACAAAATTATCATCATTAAAATCATCAATAGATTTTTTAAATAAACTTACTGAAATTTGTAGTCTATCTGCCCCAGGAGCTCCGTAATTATTAAATCCTTGAGAATTGTCAGTAAGAGATTCATCTGCATTTGCATTTATAACCTCTTCAGATACAAACAAACCTACTCTATAACTGGGTCTATTTGAATATTGATCTAATATTAACGATTCTTTATTTACATTTACAAAATACCCACGTATAAAATATACACCCTCTTCAATTTGAAATACTGATCCAGTTGAAGATGCCTCACTGGATATTGTATTTGCAAAGGGTGTTCCTGAAGAAATAGTAGAATTACCAAGTAATCCAGAACTAATAACCTGATTACATGTTAAAGATTCCCCATCAGAAAAAGTTTGAGTAGTATTATCTAATCTAGATGATCCCGAATATGAAACATAAAGAGTTACAGAACCTCTTTCCGAATCTTGGGATGATAAAATATTATCAACAACTGCAGTTACTCCAGAAGTCTGGCCAGTAATTGTTGTTCCAACTAATTGATCTACATATGCTTCAACAGGAACACCTTGGAAAGTATTTGCCAATTGAACCGCATAATATAGTTGAGAATATCCAATATTACCAGGAATTACTTTTGCACCTTCTTTAAAAAAGTGTTGTCCAAATTTTTCTACTTGATTCTGCAGAATCGATTGTAAAGTAGTTAGTTCTCTTGCCTGGACAGGATATCCGGGTTTAAAAAGTACTTTTTGGTAATCATTTGTGGGATCAAAATCATCAAAGTAGGGAGCTACATTGAGGTTCGTTTGTTGTGGCATAATTCTTTAGAACTGCAAGATAACTTTTATGTCTTCTTTTTGATTTGACGATCTTGTTATAGATGGTCTATTATCTACGTATATAATATTTCCAGAATGCTGTCTTACCTCTGGAGAAGCAACACCGCTACTAAAATCCATTCCAAGATAATATGTACGATTATTTATCGTGGTTTTATTATCACTAAAAGTGTCATCAATACTCAATTGTAATCCAGTACTTGGAGTAATTGTAAGATTTCCACCTCCGGATGGAACTCCTGTAAATTCTTTAAGCGAGTATCCATATGTTGGATTTGTTTGACCAATTCCTGCTGTTGTAAATCCTGCGACAGTTCTATCTTGCCACAGTTTTAAAACTCCTGTATTTTGATCATAACTAACAACTCTACCTACAGAAGTTTCCCCAGTACCTACTGTTTGTGTTACAAAAGAATCTGCAGTAAAGGTTGCTGAACTATAACCAACTCCAGTAAGTTTTAATGCAGTTACTGCACTTGCTTTATCAATATTCAAAATGGATCCTCCAGATGGAGAATCTGGATTTTGTATAATTCCAATTCTTGAAAATTGGTTACCTGTTATAAAGTCTGGGTTTTCATTATCATTCTCAATTCTAGAATACAACAATACACTATAGGCACCAAGTTCTCTATAGATGTCTGCACCATGTCCACCTTGTGGAGTTATAATAATATCAAAATCTGGTCTAGTTGTTCCAACCGGAACTCCACCAGATTCAAAATCAACTGTTCCAAAAGTATATCCAGATCCTTGAGAAGATATGTCAATAGTTTCAACTTTTGAATCACCATCAATAGTGATGGTGCATTCTGCACCAGATCCATCTCCTTCAATAGGAACTCTGGTATATGTACTATTTGCTGTGCCTAATCCAACTCCACGATTTTTTATTGTTGCAATTTTAATAGATCCATTTACAGCATTTTCTCTAACTAAAGAAGTATCGTTACTAGTGCTCCAATCATTGGGAACTGGTAGAAATTGTGTAGAATCAAATTTGACAATATCTGCTGGTTTGATGGAGTATAGATATTTCCAAACATACCCATCACCACTAGTTCCAGCTAATTTTGGTTCTAAATCAACAAATGTTGGTTCATCTAGAGAAGGTCTGCCAAGTGTATTCTCTGGATTAGTTCCATTTTGAAGGCAAATATAAACTCTATAATCACTATTTAAAATATAAAAATTTGAGTTATATAAATTAGTCGATCCAGAAACAGATGCAGTGTTGGTTCTACTATAGTCATGGCGATACATGTCATAAGTAGTTCCTGAAGACCAAGTTCTTTTAGGAACAACCTGCCTAACATCGGTAGAATTGATTCTCTTAAG